GTAATCTCCCCCCCTGCAAATAAAAATTGATTTTATTGCCTCGGATAGCTTGACGAAGCGAAAGCCGGAATGCCTTGCCGGTTGCCGAGGCATAATGCAAGGCTCACGGAAGGCGGTGAAATGAAATGGCAACAACAACAGAAAGACAGGCTAAGAAGCTCTGCAAGGGTGTCAAAAAAGAGATCCGTGATCAGACGGTGACACTTGCGAAGGCAGTGCTTGCTATGCAGAATAAAATCGAATCTCAGATTGAATGCTATGAGGAGATGCCGCTTGCCCAGGTGCTGACCACAGCTCAGGGAGAAGAGGCGTTGAGAGCTAATCCTGAAATACAGGAGTTCAGAGCAACAGTTAAAGATTATGCCTCAGCTCTCAATAATCTGCGAAACGTCTTGTCTGAAAACGAAACGCCTACAAACATATCAGACATAGCAGAGATACGTAAGAAATTCAGTATCGCAAAATAATGAACGGCTATAAAACGCCAAGGATATATACAAAACCATTAAGAAATCTTACTCAGAATACTTCGCTCGGATTTGCTGCGATCGAATATGCAGAACAGGTATTGAAGAAAGAATTATATCCATGGCAGAAATTTTCATTGATACATTCACTTGAAATAGTAGGCAGTCTCAAGACTGAATGGCATTTCAGATTTAGAACAGTTTTATTTTTGATAAGCAGACAAAATGGGAAGACGGTACTCTCTGAAGTGCTGGCTTCCTTTTTTATGAATATGTTATGCGTGGAAAATATATTCGGCACTTCCTTATCGCTTGATAAAGCAGAAGAAACATGGGAAGCGGTGATACAAGATCAGGAGGATATTCCGCAACTTGCTCGGGAGATAAAAAGAGTATCACGAACAAACGGAAACAAGAAATTGATACTTACAGAAAACAGGACATACAAAGTCGGAGCGCCTACAAGACGAGCCGGCCGCGGTGATTCCAATGATCTAGTCATGATTGATGAGATCAGAGAACACAGAGACTGGGAAACATGGTCAGCTGCTGCGGCTTCTATTACCGCGAAACCGAATGGTATCATATTTTGTTTTTCTAATGCCGGAGATCCTGATTCGGTTGTCCTTCGACAGCTTAGAAGTCAGGCAATGTCATGTATAAACGGGAGTTTTGTTCAGGATTTTGGTGGAGATATAGACGCGGATACCCTTGGCCTGTTTGAATGGTCTGCTCCTGAAGGTGCGAAAACAGATGATGCGAAAGCGCTTGCGCAAGCAAATCCGGCTTTGGGGCATGGATTTTTGACAATGAGAGCATTGATGTCGAACAGAGCAACGTTTCCTGAGAACAAATTCAGGTCAGAATGTATGTGTCAACAGGTAGAAACGATTTTAAGATCTCCATTTCCGGATGGAGCATGGGAAAACGGAACAGACGAAGAATCATGCATCGCGCCTGAATCAGAATTGTTTTATGGAATTGATATGTCATCAGACAGACGATGGACTTCTATTGGTGTTTGTGGTCTTAGGGAAGATGGTAATGCCCATATCGAGCTTATTGCCAGAAGGGTCGGATGTGATTGGGTTGATGAATGGTTTAGGACAAGAGCGTTGCGCGGGCCGATGAATCTATGCTTTCAGGAACGAGGTGCGCCGGTTTCTGGATTGGCTGAACAGATATGTACTATCCCTAATATAACAAGAGTATCAATACAGGGTCCTGATCTGACAAATGGATGGGGCAGATTTTGGGATGCAATAGCGGTTGGTGCTCCACAGGAAAAACGAGGCGGTCTAAGAATATATCATCTTCCACAGCCTGTTCTTGATGCACCTGCAAAAACAATGCAGTTGAGGAATATCGGGGGCGGTATCGAACTGCCGGATCGGGTAAAAAGTCCTGATGATATAGCTCCGCTGTATGCCTGCATCATGGCATTTATCGGAGCAACAAGAGTAAATAAAAACAAAGAGAAAATTTATCAGTCAACTTATGCAAGCGGTTCAAGTCTTGCATTTGTATGAGGTGCAGAAAAATGGCGATTGTGCAAAGAATTTTGAGAAACCTACTAAGTGATTCCAGTCATACATACAGGATAGAACTTACATCCGAGGCATATCCATATATTGATGGGTTATCACCAAAAGAACTATATGCCACGCAGGCAAACGTCTATGCAGTGGTCAGCTTCCTGGCTGATTCTATCGCACAATTACCACTTAAAGTGTTTGTACGAAAAGATGAAAACGAAAGAGAGCGGGACCGGGATTCGGATGTTGCCAAATTGTTATGGATTCCAAATTCGGATCAGACTGCATATGAGTTTTGGAATGCTGTCATGATTGAATTTTTTCTCTATGGTACAGCAATAATATGGCATCTACCGGATCCGTATTCTGAATCAGGGCATCAACTCAGACTTTTACCACGTGACTGGATTGTAGATTCAGAAGCAGCCAGCACTTATGCTCTTGCAAGCGTTACGGTATCAGCAAGGGGTGGAGCTCCGGCAGTAAGGATTCCAAGAGATGATTTCATACAGTTTAAAATGTATAGTCCCGGACGTCCTGGAAGTTATCAGAGTCCAATGTCGGCACTTAAGCAGACTTTAAGTGAACAGATACAGGCTGATCGATTTAGAACTCAGATATGGAGATCAAGTGGAAGATTTAATGCATATATCACGCGGCCGAAAGATGTACAGCCTTGGGATGATGAGACAAAAAAACGCTGGGTAGAAGCATTTAGGGAAGGTTGGGGCAGTAATGGCGGTTCGGCCGGAAAGATGCCACTACTTGAAGATGGCATGGAGATTAAGCCATATCTGTTCAACAGTAAAGATGCACAGTATGCCGAAACAAAACAACTTTCAAGGGAAGATGTGGCAGCAGCTTATCATGTAAATCCTTCCCTGATCTGGCATACAACGACTCAAACCTATGCATCAGCTAAAGATAACGCCAGGGCATTATATGCTGATTGTCTTGGGCCTACAATACAGATGTTACAGCAGAGAATAAACAGTTTTCTGCTTCCTATGATCGGTTCGGATCCGGGAACATATGTGGTGTTTGACCTTCAAGAAAAACTTAAAGGCTCATTCGAGGAACGCGCTTCGATACTTCAGTCAGCGGTTGGCGGCCCTTATATGACCAGGAATGAAGCGAGAGCCGACAATAATCTACCTCCTATTGAAGGTGGCGATAAACTCATTGTCCCGATGAATGTCAATAATGGGATAGATAATCCGGAAATCGATGTTGATACAATAGAGGATTCACAAAAACGGATAAAATATATTTCGCGTAAAACGAGCGAGATCCGTTTTAAGGGCGTATCAGATGAAACTGAGAACAAAGAAGTTGCTGATGTTATAAGGAAATTTATTAAAAGACAGGCAAAAAGTATTAAGCCAAAGATAGGAGCAGGATCTGATTGGTGGAATGAAGAACGCTGGAATTCTGAGCTAGCTGATGATCTACTCCCGACAGTGCAGGGGATATCAAATAATCACGGAAAATCAACAGCGGAAAAGCTCAAAACTGAATACGATTCAGGAAAGACGGAAGCTTATATCAAGGCAATGACGGAAGGCAGGGCGCAGGCGATAAATATTGCGACCAAAAAGAAACTTGATGATGCACTTAAAGATGACGATCCTGATGAAGCAATAGATCATGTATTTGAAAAGCGCGAACAATCTGATGCAAATACATTGGGCAAATCTATCGCGCAAGTGGCGACATGCTGGGCCCTTGGGGAAGCGTGCAGACAGGCAAAAGATCAAGGCTCAAAAGCTGAAGTATTTAAAACATGGGTCACAGGTGACAATCCGAGAGAAGATCATGCTCTTATGAATGGTGAAACAGTAAGAGTTGAAGATAATTTTTCAAATGGAGCCGAATGGCCCGGTGACGATGTGCTCGGTCCTGATGGTACATGCGGATGTAATTGCTCAACAGAGATAATCATAAGGAGGTAGTTATGGAAAAGTTATACAAATCATTTGAACTGAAATCTATAGGCGACAATGGCAAGGTTGAAGGATATGCATCAACATGGACAGAAACGCCTGACAGTTATGGCGACATAGTTGTTAAGGGAGCATTTGAAGAAACACTTAAAAAGAGAGCTACAACAGGACATCCTTTTCCCTTGTGTTATGGCCATGATCTTAACCAGATTATAGGCAAGGTTGACAGTATAGAAGAGGACGATACCGGCCTTAAGATCGAAGCCTCTTTCCTGAAAACGGCACTTGCCCAGGAAAAGAGAGAACTTGTGAAAGAAGGCATCGTATGGCAGTTTTCATTCGCATATAACATTTTGGGATATGAAAAGCCTACTGATGAAGAGAAAAAACAGGGTATCTTGTGCAAACTCACAAAACTTGATCTTTTCGAGATAAGTCTTGTACCGATACCGGCAAATCAGACGGCGGTTGTTACTGATATAAAATCGGATAAAACGAAAGAAAAGGATTCGGCGGCAGGACAAGTTGATCCTAAGACAGTTGCTGAAGTATTGGAAAAAAGCGGTAAACGCAACAGCAAAAAGGATGCTGAAGCAATCAAACAGGCTATATCACTCCTGCAGGGAGTGCTTGGCGAAATAGAAGAGTCAGATGACGATGACGGAAAGGACGATTCGGAAGCCAATGAGGCATCAGAGGAGCAGAAGAAAAGCAATCCGGCAAAGGAATCCTTGCTCAAGTACATCAAAAATATTAAGGAGGACAAATCATGACAAAGTATGAAGAACTTGCCGCAAAGAAAGCGGCTCTTGAAGCTCTGGTGCCTGAAATAGAGGCGAATAATGAGGACGCCATCAAGCAGGGTACCGAACTCAAATCAGCCATCGAGACTATTGAGGCTGAGATCAAGCTGGCAGAATCCAAGGCATCTCTGCTCGAAATCGTTGGAAACAGTAAAAAAGCCAAAACGGAGGATGGAGAAATGGAAGGATTAGAACTTTTCTGCAAAAAAGCAGGAGAAGTAGACCGCAGCATTAAGGGGTGGAGCGTAGGTACTCACCTTAAGGCAGCTACGGATGTCGTAACAGGTGTCCAGATAGCAGATATCGACAGAAACATAGCGCCTCAGCCCGACAGGATTGCAGCTAAGACGTTATTCACGCAGGCAACTATAAGCGGAAACGCGATTACATTTTTCCGCCAGGGAGCGTATGAAGGTACGCCGGCAACTGTTAATGAGAATGCAAAGAAGCCTCAGAACAGCACAAGCTTTGATCCCGTTACTCTTGCACTCTCAAAGATCGCAGCATACATCAAGGAAACCGATGAGATAGTTAAGGATGCTCCGTTCCTTGCATCAGAGGTAAGGAACGCTCTTCTCTATCATCTGGGAGTAGTTGAAGATGCAAATGTGATCGGTGCAGTAGCCGCAACAAATGGAATTCTTAGTGGTACATTTGGGCAGGAAGCTACATCAATCGCTGACAATCTTGCAGATGGTATTCTTTATGCAATAAAGAAGATCAAGCAGGTATCAGCATACAATGCATCTGTAGTTATTCTGAATCCTACCGATATGTACACACTGCTCACCACTAAGGATCAGAATAAGCAGTATATTGGTGGCGGATATTTCTTTGCACCTTACGGTAACGGCGCATACACCATGCCTGCACAGGTATGGGGCATCCCTGTATTTGAGTCTGATGTACTTGAGTCAGGGCAGGCTCTTATCTGTGCTAAGCAGGCTGTCAATGTATGGCAGAAGGATGGTGTTGATGTTAAACTGTATGAGCAGAATGAAGATGACGCTATCCACAACAGGGTTACACTGCTTGCAGAAGAGCGCATTGCATGTGCGGTTAAGGATCTTAACGGCGTATATCTGCTTGAGGCAGATGATCTTCCGTCACACTAATTATAACGGGTTTCCGGGGGCGGCTTAATGCCGTCCCCTTATTTGGAGGTACACTATGAAATTATATAAAGCGTCTGATGGCCAGATAAGACGGTATGCAGATGATGCTGTACCGGCAGGAGCAGTATTGCTCAAGCCTGAAATAGAAACAAAAGCTGTTGAAGAATCTGCAAACAAAGCGGTTACGCCTAAGAATAAGGCGGTCAGAGGAGCCAAGAAGAAATGAATTATATTACAAGCTGGGGATATGAACTGACAGGTACAGAAATCCTGCCAAACATAATAACCACAGAAGAATATAACAGTTATACGGCAAGCAAATATAGCGGTGATGTGAGAGTGAGCCCGGCCATAGCAGCGGCTTCCCTTGCGTTAAGAAATTATTGCGGATGGCATCTGACAGGATCACTTGTGTGCAAGATATCCTGGACAATAACTAATCGCGGTATTATCCACAGGGGATCAGATATGATCATACAGCTGCCTGCACGTTTTGTATCGGCGATAAATTCTGTTAAAGTCGCCGGTGAGGACATAACTGACTTCTCATTCCAAGTCAATGGCTTACTTACTCTATATGATGTCGGAGTATCGGATAGACGAGACCGGATAGAAGTTGAATACATCGCCGGAATTCCCGATGCCAATGTTATCAAGGAACTTGTGGCGCAGATGGTCACGCTATCACTTTCAAAGTCGTATGGGGTAACATCTGAGGCAGCAGGCGGCGTTTCAATAACGTATAATTCGGCATGGATGAACGGTTCTTATGATCAGGTACTTGGAAATAATGCCGGAATGTTGGCTCCTTATAGGCTTGAGGGGGTGTTTTGATGCTCCCTTCATGGTGTACACAATCAATCACAAGGAAAAGACCAGGCACAAAAACTTCCCGGGGTTCAACTATTCCGGATTGGAGTCGCACAAACGATCTCACGATCAGCGGATGTTCGATTCAGCCTGCTTCGACTTCATTGAGTGAAGATGGACGAGTTTTGGGCATAGTGGATGGGTGGACAGCATATCTTCCACAGGGATCTGATGTCAAGGCTGGTGATCATATAGTATATGATGGCAACACTTATGAGATAAATGGTGAGCCCAGAGAATGGCAGTCACCAACAGGTAGGACAAGTCACGTCATGCTGAATTTACGGAGGTTTGCGGGATGAGCGATGTAAAAATTGAATTCAATTCCGAAGGCTTCAGACAGATCCTTTTGAGTAGTGGAGTTCAGAATATAGTTTCTGACGCTACGGAACAGATCGCAGCGAGGGCAAATGCCAATCTCGTAGATCAAAGTTCAGAAGGATATGAAGGTGATGTGCTAGAATCTCCGAGAATGTCAAATTATGGCAATGGTGGCAGATATGTTGGTTTTGTGCGGGCAAAAGATTATAAAGCAATGGCTGATGAGGCAGAATATAAAAGCTTATCAAGGGCGGTGATCGGATGAAGATCAAAAGATTTATTGATATTGAAGAAACTATAAGGGCGGCATTGACGGATTATATTAAGGCATATGTCAGACCATTACCTGAAGATTTTGCGGTACCGTCCGTCCTGATCACCTCGGTTGGAGGCATTGAACAGAACGACATTGATACATTTTATGTCACTCTTGATTCCAGAGCCAATGATGAAGAAACTGCCATGAATAATCTTAGAAACGCCATTGGAATCATTGAAAAGATCGCAGAAGATCAGACGACTGCTCTGCGATTTGTAACTGTAAATACACTTGCTTCGTGGGGGCGTGATCCTGTGAGGCAGGAACTTTCTATGTGCACGGCTCGGATCCGAGTCATAGCACACAAAGAAGTTACGGAGGTAAATAAATCATGAGTAATGAAATCAAACTCGGTATTGGCCTTGCAAGCGGAATGTTTTTCCATGCTGCTGCCGGAACTTCGCTTCCCACATATCCAACCGGATGCGTGGGCAACAATGGCGACGGAACCAGCACGGATAAATTTACAGCGACAGCAGGCCAGACAACATTCACATTGAGCGAAACTCCAAATGAAATAATTGAAGTGACGGTCAATGGAACAAAAGTCGCTAAGACAGATTATTCCGTATCCGGGAATGCCCTTACCTATTCTGGTACTGCGCTTGTGGCCAGCGATAAGGTTGAGATATCCTATTATGTCAGTGACTGGCGTCTTGTAGGTGATGTGGCTAAAGACGGCATTTCGCTTAATATGGATAAGACCGTAAATAATATCTACACTTGGGCGAATGTAATCAAAAGGACAACACTGGCCGAGCATACAGAATCAGTGCAGGTTCCTGTAATTGATACAACAGAGGAAACACTCAAGACAGTGCTCGGAGATGATAACGTGACTGTCACACCTGCGTCCGGGTCGCATGGAAAAACTATATCATGCAATATTTCAGCAGGAGAGCTTCCTGATCCGGAGGCATTTCTGTTTGTAATGAAGGATGGCGATGATACCATGGCTGTTGGAATGTCCAGGGGCCAGATCACGGCAGTCGAATCGCTGTCATTTGCTCCTGACAATGCAATCATATGGAAGCCGACTATCACGGTACTTGATAACTCGGCTAAATTCATTTCTGAGGAAGGCTAAGAATATGAAAGAAATTACAATCAAGGCACCAAATGAGGTTTTAAAAGTAAATTTCGGAGACAAAAGCTTTTCGATTCCACTTGGTAATTCATTACCGTTTGATAAAGTGGTTGAGATAAGCAAGGTACAGGGCAACGAAAGGCTAAACCTTATATACGGACTCTTAATGGAGAACATCCCGGATGATATATCACTTAGTATGGGTGAGGCGGCTCAGATAATCAATGCCTGGGTTGAAGCGACCAAGGAAGTAAGTGGTATTTCTTTGGGGGAATCTTAGGCCTTGCGGGGTTTGCAGAAGAACACCACAAGGCTCTTGAAGCCGATCTTTTAAAATATGGATATCAGATGAAGGATGTAGGGCGCTCACTTACGTGGGAGGCCCTACATTCATTTATATCCAATCTTGAAATAGATTCGGCGATTGGTAGGGAAATCAATCCGGAATTATATAGATGGAGTTCGACACTGAAAACGAATGCTATCCTGGCAGATATTTATGATGTGCTTGCCATGATCAATTCGAATCTTGTAGCACTTGGGCAACATAAACGTGCGAATACTCCTAAACCATATCCAAGACTGGATGACAGAAACAATGGAAATCATTACGGCAATTCTGCGGTACCGGTTCCTGAATTGAGAAAACTATTCGCAGAGAAGCGAAGGAAGAGAAGAGATAATGTCTGATATAGAAGTTGCAAGAGCGGTCGTGACCATAGTTCCGTCTATGGAAGGGGCTCAACAATCTATAACTGAACAACTGACAGGTGCGGCATCATCTGCGGGTGGTAAAGCAGGTGAAACAGCGGGCTCAAGTTTTGGCGATGGACTTAAAAAAGGTCTTGCAGTCACAGGAGCTGCCGTTGCAGCAGTTGCAGGAGCAACAGCGGCAGCAGGCAAGGCTTTTGTAGGAGCTGCAGGAGATGTGGCCGCATATGGTGACAATATTGATAAAATGTCACAAAAGGTGGGCATATCAGCAGAAGCATATCAGGAATGGGATTTTATTGCCCAACATAGCGGCACGTCCATGGAAAGCCTGAAAACTTCATTCAAGACATTATCAAACGCAGCTCAGAGCGGAAAAGATGAATTCAAAGAGCTTGGCATATCGCTTAAGGATGCATCTACCATGTCAAAAGAGGATCTGTTTGCAACAGTCGTTGAAAAATTACAGGGCATGGAGGATGGTACCAAGCGAACCGCTATCGCATCTGCTTTGCTCGGAAAAGGCGCGACGGAGCTTGGTGCGCTATTTAATACCACAGCAGAAGAAACTGAGGCAATGCGGCAGCAGGTTCATGATCTGGGTGGCGTAATGTCAAATGAAGCTGTCAAAGATGCTGCAGCATATCAGGACAGCCTTCAAAATCTTCAGACAGGTTTTACTGGTTTGAAGAACAATATGATGGCAGAATTTCTCCCTGGTATTACTGAGGTTATGGATGGTCTTACAGCCATTGTGACAGGCGACTCGGAGGGCGGCCTTGCTACGATAAGCGAAGGCATAGATGAATTAGTTGGTAATCTTACCGAATTAGCTCCAAAGATGTTTGAAATAGGAGCATCGATACTTGAGAGCTTTGCACAGGCAATACTTGACAATCTTCCTACACTGCTTGAGGCAGGATTACCTATAATCATGGAACTTGTTCAAGCAATAATTGATAACCTTCCTGCAATATTTGATGCTGCGCTGCAGATAGTATTGATGATTGCAGAGAGCATAGGAGAAAACCTGCCAGAGCTTATACCGGCCGCTGTTGATGCGATCCTGACGATTGTTGACTCTCTCATCGATAATATAGATCTGTTGATCGATGCCGCCATAGCTATCATCACAGGTTTGGCTGAAGGTTTGATAGAAGCTTTACCAGAACTTATAGAACGGGCGCCTGAGATAATCATGAAACTTGTTGAAGCTCTTGTTGAGAATGCTCCGAAATTACTTGATGCAGCTGTTGAATTGATAGTTACTCTTGCGACCGGATTATTTGAGGCCTTACCGGACCTTATTGCACAACTTCCGGAACTTATTGCAACAATAGTAGAAGGTCTGATAAGTCTTGCGAGTGATATGGCAGAAGCAGGCAAGGAACTTGTAAACGGCTTATGGGAAGGTATCAAGGATAACTGGAATTCTATTGTAGAAAATGTACAGGAACTTGGAAAAAAGCTGGTAGATAAAGTAAAAGGATTCTTTAAAATAGGATCCCCGTCAAAACTATTTGCTGATGAGATCGGCCGATGGATCCCGGAAGGTGTGGCAGTAGGTATCGAAACAAATACAGACTCCATCAATAATGCCATTGATGATATGGTCAAGGATACCATGGTCAGCCCGAACCTGGATATGGTGAATGGCATTTCAGACTCATACAGCAATGCGATGATAACCAGCACAGGAAACGCAGACAACAATGTCCTGGGCATCATAGCAGAGTATATGCCGCTGATTTTGACAGCTATACATGAGAGCGGTTGCTCAATAGAACCGGATCCGGATGGAATATTTAGGGTCGTCAGGAAAATGAACAATCAACATAAGCGGGCAACCGGCGTAAGCGCACTTGTTTAAGGAGATAAGATGTCAGATACGATTTTTAAGCTGAATAATGTGGATTATTCCGCACATGTGGTGGCGGATAGTTATAATGTCAACTTTGAGGATATTTATAACGAATGGAAAGATGGCGGGCAGGTTACGCACCGGGACATCATCATGCAGAAACTCCGCGGTACCTTTAACATGTATTTTGCGGATGAAGCAGAATTACAGACTTTTATATCCGCGCTTGGAGCATGCCAGACAAATAACGCTTATCCGGCACAGCTGAAGGCTAATAATCAGACTGTATCGACACTTGTGAGCAAGAACGTATTTATTGATTTTAAACCGGTCCGGAAACGTGATCCGGCGTGGAAGGACGTATTTGATATATTCGAAGTGACTATTGAGGAACCATAAATGATAAACGTCAGCAGTGCAGATAAGGCAAAATGGGAAAATGGCAATGAATTCAAGCAGATCATAGTTAATTTCCCGCAATTAAATATGACCTATGGCAATGATGATGTATATGAAGAGTCTCTGACATTGGATGAGGGCGTATTCGACGGGAATGATGCTTTGTGCGTATACGGCTGTATATCAAGCAAGCTGACAATCTCCATTAGAAGGCCGTCAAAATCACCTGAAGGCGAACTGTATCCGGCAGACAGTGTTTTTCCGGGAAGGATCACTTCAGATCTTAAAGGGACAAAAATCGAAGTATCGATTAAGGCCGGAGACAGTGCTGCGGTTCCGATTTTTAACGGATATGTGGAGTCTGTTGAAACGGATCACGGCAGCAGGCGGCAGAATCTTGTCTGCTATGACTATATAGGAAGGATACAGGATGCAAATGTTGCTCCTATTCTTGGCCATCTTAATTATCCGTGCACGATGGCAGATATCCGGGATACTCTGTTTGATTATATCGGGATAGACCAGGTTGAGACGACACTTGCCAATGATAGCATGACGGTGTCCGAGCCAATAGAGGATGAAGAGATATCAGTCATGTCGGCCCTTAAGGCCTTATGTGAGATAAACGGCATATTCGGTATCGTGAACCGTGATGAAGAATTTGAGTACAGGGAGCTCAGTTACTGGTATGACTTTCTGCCGTATCCGAGTGATGATCTGTATCCGAATGATGAGCTTTTCCCGGGAACAGTAGATGATTCAAATCATGCATACCTGGATTCATATGAAAATCTGACTTTTGAAGATTACAAGGTTGAATATATCAACAGAGTGGTATTAAGGGATAATACCGGAGATGCCGAGTCAGGACAGCCACAGGTGGACAGTAATACCCTTGTGATCGAAAACAACCTGTTTGCGACTCATATGAGCGCCGCGAATAAGGCCATAGCAGCAGGCAATCTGCTCAACTCGGTAAAAGCAATAACATATACTCCGTTTGAATCATTATCACGCGGCCTGCCGTATATAGAAGCCGGGGATAGTGTGACATATTATGCATATGATTGTAGTGGCGGGACTCCGACCGCAACGGTCATGACTTTCAATGTCCTTAAAAGATCACTCAGCGGGATCCAGTGGCTGAAGGACAGATATAGTGCTTTCGGAACGCAGTATCAGCCGGCCATCAAGATGAAATCTCCTACAGAGGAGAGTATGCAGAACGATATCAACAACCTCAAAAATGAGGTTGAAGAGATAATCGAGGATCTGAGAAATAAACAGAACTATATCGATAAAGATATCCTGGTGCCGAGCGGAAGCGGTGAAGAAGGAGATCTGTGCTGGTATGATGTCCCGGGGCTGAATTGCAAGGCGCTGTATAGATATGAAAATGGCGACTGGGTAAAGGTATTATTCATAGGTTATGGGACAGGGATCCCGTCCGGCGGCGAAGACGGTGAAATATACCTGCAACGTGATGGTAATGGCGAACATATCATCAATATATGGCAAAAGAATGAAGCTGACTGGATGGATCTGAAGTTTGCAGGTAAGCATGAATACCTGACGACAGAGCATATGGTCGGTACCTGGATAAATGAAAATGATGTCTTTGAAAGGACCTATAAGCTTAACAACCTTCCCAGTAATGGTACAGCTCAGTATCCACATGGGATTGGCGGATTTGGTCTGATTCTGTATGCCAAAGGCATGAAGAATGAAAACAACATATTCACAGATCTGGCATGTGATAATGAAGTTACGGTTGATGGCACGAATATAATCCTTAAGTCAACTAAGGCTCAATCAGGTACAGCATATATCACAATAGGCTATACAAAACCGGTGGGAGGATACTATCCGAACAATCAGTATTACAAAATAAATACCGGTGATGTCTGTACCGGTTGGTATGCCAGCAGTAAGAAAACAGTACAAGGCGAGTGCTATTGCGGAATGCTCGTTGGTTTTTATCCACCTTCTCATCAACTTCAATGGACAACCTTCTGTATATCTCTGCTTCGAGAGACTGTTGAAGGCATGCAATACAGATATGAAACCAATATCGGTAGTTTTGTTCATAATAATCAGACCTGGTTTTATTCATATTCACAAATAGAAAGCAGTTATGCGACCAGCATGAATCTGGATAACACGCAGCCGCCAGAGAGGAGATTTTACTTTGGTGAATATAGCTCAGGTGATTTTATGCAGCTTGGGCTTGCAGCATTATTAGACTCAATTTATACGTAAGGAGGGAATCATGTCGTATACCAAACAAACATGGACGGATCTTCCGTCTAAAACAACACCCATCAATGCATCACGTCTGACACATATGGAAGACGGAATTTACGATGCAGCGAATAAGGCCGACGATGCATATTCGGGATTGAGCAACAAGGTTGATAAGGCTGCCGGAAAAGGCTTGTCAACCAATGACTATGATAATACTGCAAAGAACATAGTCGATAATGTAACGACTAATCTTGCAAACAAGATATCGACTACGGAAAAAGGCGCAAACAACGGGGTGGCCACACTCAATTCAAGCGGCAAGATACCTTCGAGTCAGCTCCCTTCCTATGTGGATGACGTGATCGAAGGTTATTTGTATAATGGCAGTTTTTATAAAGAAGCTGCACATACAACTTTGATTACGCCTGAAGATAGCAAGATATATGTTGATCTTCCTACAAATAAAACATACAGATGGGGTGGTTCTGCATATACGGAAATAAGTGAAAGCGTAGCACTAGGTGAAACACCTGGCACCGCATATGAAGGAAGCAAGGGTAAAGCTAATGCAGATAATATCGCCGCTCTTGATCAGAGGGTAACCAACATGGAAAACCGTGTGGTATACGGATTCCATATAAGCAATACGGAATCAGATCCTGCATATAAGGTTTCTTATCTCCGGGATGCTGCAGGAGCCGTGCCGGCACACATGGATTATGCGAATGATAAATTTGACTATGGTTCATGGGAGAATGCATTTTTCATGCCCAGACCGTGTATGCTCAAAACAGACGGTACAGTTGATTATTACCTGGATCCGGATGACTATACCAAGAAGGCCGATGGCGTTACCGCGTCAGATGTCGCAGATCCTTCATATAATGGCAATGCTATGATGGAGTGGGGCCGTGATGGCAAGAAGATCTGGATGAAGATAGTTCCGGATACAAATCACCTGGGAGCTAGTGTATTTATAGCAGATCATCAGGCAGACAATGATTTCCATGATTGGCCATTCCATAACTGCAATGGTGAATCTGTCGCCCATTTCTATACTGCTATATATAATGGTTCTCTTGACAGTAACAATAAGCTGCGTTCGATATCCGGGCAGCAGGTCATGAATAAAAAGACTGCTGATAATGAGATATCATATGCCAGGGCCAATAATGCCGGTGCCAATGTCCTGTGGGATATTGAGCGTTTTTCAGACATCATGCTTATAAATATGCTTCTTATCCTTATGGGTAAGTCTGTTGATACTCAGAAGGTATTTGGTGAAGGAGTACATACAAACGGAACTGAAGCTATAAACAATACATTCAGGACCGGTCAGCATAACACGAAAGGACTGTTTTATGGAACGAATTCCGGAACATGCGCCTCGAGCAGTTTTGCAAATATCGTTAAAGTATTCGGTATGGAAAACTGGTGGGGCTTTGCGTGGAGAAGATACCTTGGACATGTGATGGTGGATGGTGCCCAGAAGGTCAAGCTCACATTCGGTACCGAGGATGGTTCCACGGCTACAGATTTCATCGAAAGTGGCACACCTACAGGAACCGGTTTCAAGAACACTGGCGCAACGGCTCTGTCCGGGACTTCCGGAAACTATGTCAAGACTGAATACTATACAGAAGATGGTATGGTACCATGCGGTTCGCTTGATGGGACCTCTAAGACATATTATTGTGATGCCTGCTGGTTTAATAATAGTGGTGTTCGCGTCCCTTTCCGCGGCGGCGGCTCGTACTACGGTGCTAAGGATGGGGCGTTCTGCGTCGGCCTGAGCGCCACGGCTTCGAGCTCGGACTGGAGCATCGGGGCTGCCTTGTCTTGTAAGCCACTTGCTGCTTGAGAGGGTGAATTGTGAGCGAAGCGAACAAGAGGGAGACCCTTCTCCCTAATGAACTCAACACAGAGCTTATAACAAAACTTACGGAAATTATTGAAGACCTGGTCAAATTGAACAGGCTGACCATAGATGTATTAAGCCAGCATGTGAATGTGGAATCGTATGAGCGGATGATGTCACAGATCCTGAACGGCGATGATGTGATCATAGAATAATCAGGGATATATTCCATGCCCTTGTGGTGTTCGCGTCCCTTACCGCGGCGGCAACTCGAACAACGGTGCTAAGGATGGGGCGTTCTACGTCAACCTGAACAACACGGCTTCGAACTCGAACTGGAACATCGGGGCTGCCTAACTTATCTGATTATGGAGTGATAACTGAATG